CTATTGCTGATCCCAACTCAGATAAAGATATCGTTTGTGCACCTTATCCTAAGAAAACTATTGCATGGGAGAAAGTCAAACGTGCGGTAGATAAGGGATTCGCTGATGATAATCCAAATCAGCTAGAAAAGTACGTCGGCGATTTTGTGTTTAACCCTGCACCTGGTACTACTGAAATTCGAGTAGACGAGCCTTGTGAAGTGTTAGAAGGCGGTACTGGGTTTATGATGATTCAACGCAGTGCATTTGTTAAATATACAGAAGCTTATCCAGAACTAGCTTATACACCAGATCATGTTCGTACAAAACATTTTGATGGTAGTCGCCAAATTCATGCATACTTTGATACTGTCATCGATCCAGAATCTAATCGATATCTATCAGAAGATTATATGTTCTGTCAATATGCTCGTAAGATTGGCTTGAAGGTATGGATGTGTCCGTGGATGCAGCTAACACATATGGGTTCATATATGTTTAGCGGCTCTCTAGCAGACTTAGCGCAAGTGGGTGCGGCCGCAACGGCTGATGCTGAATTGCTTGCAAAATATGACAAGAAGTGAGGAATAAACTATGAAACTATCAGAGCAAACTATTGAAGTCCTACAAAACTTTTCTACTATCAACCAATCTCTCCTGTTTAAGAGTGGTGATGTTCTTCGTACAGTATCACCACAAAAGACTGTACTAGCCGAAGTTACTGTACCAGATAATTTCGAATCAGAGTTTGGTATCTATGACCTTGGTCAGTTCCTTTCAGCTATGACTCTTATTGATGACGCTGAATTGAACCTTGGTGATAATTCTATGAATATTAATAATGGCAATGGTATGTCAATTACATATCGATATGCCGATCCTTCTATGATTGTAACACCACCTGAGAAGGGTATTGCCTTGCCAGATATTGATGCTGAGTTTTCTTTGTCTGATACTATCTTGAAGAATGTTCTACAAGCAGCCCGAGTGCTGGGTCTACCAGATATCATTGTAGAAGGTGATGGTACTAATATCAGTATTAGTGCTGGTGATTCTAAGAATTCTTCAATGAATAATTATAGTCAAAACATTGTTGAGTCAGATTCTAAGTTTCGACACGTTTTTAAGGTTGACAACATGAAGATGATGATGCTACAATACAATGTAGAGATTTCTACTAAGGGCATCTCTAAGTTTTACACTGAAGACGGAAATGCTACTTATTACATTGCTACTGAATCTAGGAGTTAATGTATGATTGAAGTAAATATTACACTAAGTAGAGACAGTCCAGAAGGAGAAATCAATACAAGAAAAAGTTTTGAAGGTGAAAATGTAAAAGACATCTTGTCTTTTTTAGTCAAAGTACTTGACTTCAGTCAGTTTGAATTAAGAAGTAAAGTGATTGAGGTTGACTATCTAGGCAATGTTGTTTCTATTGAGCATCGAGGCAAAAAGTAAACTTGAAGGGTATATATTATGACAGACGATTTTCTTTGGGTAGAAAAGTGGCGACCGCCTTCTATAAGTCAATGTGTTCTTCCTCAACGATTGAAGACTGAGTTCCAATCATTCGTCGATATTGGGAAAGTTCCTAACCTACTACTAACAGGTGGCCCTGGTGTCGGTAAGACTACCGTCGCTAGGGCTCTCCTGAAACAATTAGACCTAGACTATATTATCATTAACGGTTCTATGAAAGGCAATATTGATACACTTCGTAATGAAATCCAACAGTTCGCTTCTACTATGTCATTCAATGGCAAACGTAAATATGTTATTCTTGACGAAGCAGACTACCTAAACCCACAATCTACACAACCTGCTCTTCGTAATTTCATGGAAGAGTTCTCTAATAACTGTGGGTTTATTCTTACTTGTAACTTCAAAAATCGTATCATCGAACCACTACATTCACGATGTTCGGTTGTTGAGTTTAATATTGATAAGAAAGAAATTCAAGATCTATGCGCCCAGTTCTTCCGGCGTGTAGAAAACATATTGAAGATTAATGGTGTTCAGTATGATAAGCAAGTAGTCTCTGAATTAATTATGAAGCATTGCCCTGATTGGCGTCGAATTATTAATGAACTTCAGAGGTATTCAGCTACTGGTAAGATAGATGTGGGTATTCTAACTGCCATGAGCAATGAATCATTTACATCATTAATCGATATGATTAGTGGCCAAGACTTTAGTGGTTTGCGTAAATGGGTTGTAGATAACGGTGATATCGACACATCCGTGCTATATCGTGAGCTATATAATCATGCATCAAAGAAAATGAAGCCTGCTAGTATTGCTCAGATGGTCTTAATTCTTGCTAAGTATCAGTATCAAGCAGCCTTTGTAGTAGATCATGAAATCAATAATGTGGCCTGTCTGGTCGAACTTATGACAGATTGTGATTGGTCGTGAACCCGTTTGATTTTGTAAATGATATCAATTTCGGCAAGAAAGATATCATAACTGATTCTGATAATCCAGAATTAGCTGAAAGTACCTACAACCCATTCTTAACTAATCGAGCCCTATCTTACTTCCCTGATACCATTCAATTTGCTAACATGATGAATAAAAACTCTCATATTGATCATATGCTTCAATATTCATTCTTACTAAATATCATAAGAAAGCGTAAACGTTTTTCTAAATGGTTTAAGAATAAAGAAGATAATGATTTACAAATGGTGATTGAATATTATGGGTACTCTGTAAATAAAGCAAAAGTAGCACTCAAAATACTTAATGATGATCAATTAATAGCAATAAGAGAGAAATTGAATAAAGGTGGAGTAGAATGACTGATTTAAGCAGTATGGTTGAAGTGCATTTGAAAGTAGAAGATGACTTCCTCAAAGTAAAAGAAACACTGACTCGTATCGGTGTCGCATCTCGAAAAGATAAAAAACTCTACCAATCTTGCCATATTTTGCATAAACAAGGTAGGTATTTTATCGTACATTTCAAGGAACTATTTGCTCTTGATGGTAAGCCGTCAGACTTTCATGAAAACGAATCTGACATTGGCCGTCGTAATGCTATTGCTAATCTACTAGAACAGTGGGATCTCGTAACACTGGTTGATTCTAGCAAAACTGTTAAGCCCGTTGCACCACTCAATCTAATCAAAATTCTTCCCTACAAAGAGAAGAAAGAGTGGGAACTAGTAGCTAAGTATAGCATCGGCCGAAAGAAATAATTATAAAACGCTGACCAGGTATGTAATAATAGCATAGAAAATTTGTGCTATTATTACTTCGTCTGTGCTAAATAATGATGAGAGCGAAGAGAGTTTGCTTTCAGATGACGGTATGCCATATTGGGTACCAAGATATAAACCTGCCTTAAGGAGGTACTATAATGACTAAAGATATGTTTGCACTACTAAACTCCCCATTCTTCGTCGGATTTGATCGTATTCATGATCGACTACATGAGTTCAACGATTCTATTGCGAAGAATTTACCCACCTATCCGCCCTATAATATTCGTAAAGTAGGGGATCAATATATCGTTGAGATGGCAGTGGCCGGCTTCTCCGAATCTGATATTGATATTCAAGTGGAAGGTGATGTTCTAAAGGTAGTAGGCTCTATTACTGACAACAAAGATACTAGTCCATATCTACATAAAGGAATCGCAAATCGTGGATTCACTCGGACGTTCAATCTCGCAGAAACTATTGAAGTTAAAGATGCGTCACTCGTTAATGGAATGCTCAAGATTTTCCTCGAAGATATCATCCCAGACAACAAAAAGCCTCGAAAAATTAATATCAACAAAGAAGAAACCCAGGAGGAATCACAACTTTTAAATGAATAATCTTCAAAGACTACAATCAAGACGGGCGGTGTAGTATGGAAAAATCTATCATAGACTTCATTATTGCTTCTCCATCCGGAACATATCTAATTGTTCTACTAGCTATGTTTATTACTATTTGTGTCGTGACCGCAATTGTTCAAAAGGTCCATTCACATTTAGGATCTTTTTCGCACACAAGTAGGTCCTTTTTACTAGAAATGAATCCATTTATCAGACTTGGATAATAAGTGTTGACAAGAGAGTTACATAATGCTATACTAGGGAGAGTAAGAAATTGCTCTCCCTATTTTTCTTGGAGGTACCTTGTTTTATACAAATATCGACCGATACGGCAACAATCTTCTCTTTCGGGGCTATGATAAACGAGGCCCTATCACAAAGAAAGTTAAGTTCGAACCCACATTTCATATCCCTAACAATAGTACCGACGAGGGTTGGAAGTCTCTAGCAGGACAGTCTCTTGCAGAAATTCGCCCTGGTACTATGCGAGATTGTAAGGACTTCTTGACGAAGTACGAAGACGTAGCTAATTTTAAGGTATATGGTACTAATAATTATACACATCAATTTATCAGTGAAGTGTTCCCTGGTACTGTAAAATATGATCGAACCAAGATTAATATCTGTACTATTGATATTGAGGTTGGTTCTGAAAATGGATTTCCCGAACCAGATCAAGCTTTATATGAAATCATTACAATAACTATCAAGAACAATAACGGAAGCATCTATCATACTTGGGGCACTAAAGAATTCAACGCCGATAAATGTACTCAATCCGTACTATATCGCAAGTGTGCTGATGAAAGGGATCTTCTACTTGATTTCTTAGAATACTGGGAGAATCATATTCCAGATATTCTAACTGGTTGGTATTCAGATTCATTCGATATTCCTTACATTGTCAATCGTATTAGACGTATCTTGGGCGATGATGCTATTCTAGGATTATCTCCATGGCGACGGGTAGAAGTAAATGATAAAAAGATAGCTGGTAAAGAAATTCCTGGTTTCAATATCGTGGGCGTCTCACAGTTAGATTATATTGATCTGTTCAAAAAATTCACTCTCAATACACTAGGCCAACAAGAATCCTATAAACTTGATCATATCGCTAATGTAGTACTAGGTGAAAAGAAGCTAGACTATAGTGAACATGGATCTCTTCATCTTCTCTATAAACATGACTATCAAAAGTTTGTAGAATATAATATTAAAGATGTGGAACTGGTAGACAAACTAGAAGATAAGTTGGGTCTAATCGATCTTGTGTTGACTATGGCCTATCGTGCGAAGTGTAGTCTTGGTGAAACATTAGGTACTGTTGGTATCTGGGATGCTATTCTTTATAATGAGTTTAAGAAAAGAAAGATTGCAGTTCCTCCAAAGAAACTTTCTAGTTATACTGATTCTATTGAAGGTGGATATGTAAAAGAACCACAAGTAGGTATGCATGAATGGGTAGTATCGTTTGACTTGAATTCACTGTATCCTCATTTGATTATG